TGCTCCTCCAACAACCTCAGCTCCCGCAACGCCAACTCCGGGTATTCCAAATTTATCAGATGGACTTGGCGCTCAGTTAAGACAGTTGTTTCAGCAATACATGGGCATCAGACAGCAATACCCGAACAATTATTCTAATCCAATGCAGCAGTATAGAACTGCGGTTACTGATACAGATGAGTACAAAGCGTACAATGATTATGCTAGTAGTTTAGGCCCAACTGAAGAACAAAGAGCAGAACTTCAAAGATTGCAATCAGCTTTCGAAGGCACTGATGCTTACGGTCAGTTTAACCAGCAAAGACAGCAAAGAAGAAATTATATGCAGCCACTTGGCTATGGCGGAGGTTATGGTGGGGGCTACGGCAGTGGTTATGGTGGTGGTTTTCAAGGAGGCTTTGGCGGTTACGGAGGTGGTTATGGAGGTTACCAACAACCGTTTTATCAACAGCCTTATTATCAACCGCCAATGCAACAACAACCGTATTATGGTGGTGGTATTATGGGCGGAAGTTATTATGGTTACCCGAACAATTATTCGAGTTATCAGCAGCCGTATCAACAGCCATATCAAATGGCACAACAATATCAATCTTATGGTGGTAATCAACAACCTTATGGAATGGCGCAACAATACCAGCAACAACCAGCGTATCAACCGTATGGCAGTGTTCAGCCGCAATATCCAACGCAATATAGCTTTTATGCGTCCCCATTTGCTAATTCAATTAGGTAATTTTGCAGTTTTATCATAACTTGATCTTTACTCCTTACCTGCGTCTGTAAACATAAGGATTAGAGCATAACCCACTACTATGGTTGCACACGCTAAATTGTAAATATTCATCCAATTGCCTGTATCCATAGTTATAGAATACATCCAATAGATATTTGCTAGCACGGGCAGGCACGCTGAAAGAATTGCAGCAAGTAATCCTGCAGCTGAAAAGGCGTAATAAATCGTGTAAAGATATACTGCTACGCCAGCGATGTTAACATATAGTAAGAGTGATCTTTTTAACATTTTTATTCTCCCAATTAAATTACATTTATATGTTATAACCTTCTTTTCTAAGGTTTTTAACAAATTTATCTAACTCTTCCCTGGCTTCCCAGAGGCGTAATCTTACATTATGAGCTTCATTATTTCTGTTTTTATCTTCTTGTAGTCTATCTACTGCCCGACGCAAAAAATCTAACTCTGCATTTTGCGCCGGGTGTAATGATTTTAGTCCCATTTTGCATCACCCTTTAGAACAATGGCGTTACCTACAATACCAGTTTCAGCGTATCTTGTGGCTTCTTTGTTCCAGGGTAGATTAAGCAACATACCTTCCTCATTGACCAAAACTTGAATATCTGGGTCACTTGGAGAATGTACCATTTCAACAAGACCACCAACAATCTCTTGAGCTTGCTGTAACGTTGGTTTTGTTTCTAATGTGTCAAATACTTTTAACATCTTTACCTCCTTTCATTTAATATGGGATTTTTAACATATACTCCCATTGTTGTCAATGATTTTCTCTTGCAGTTCTAGCCTCATAGATACCTTGAGACATAACGCCATTCATGGTTCCTAACCACTTTTTAACACCACCTTGAGAAAGTCTGTAAACATCAATACGACCTTCTTCTTGTAACGTTGTGATCGTATTCTTTATGGTAGATGAACTAACTTCTTTGAGCGCTAAAACGCATGGCTCTGAGGAAGAGCTAACACGTATTGCTTCATAGGCTCCATCATCACTACCGCCTTTGGTTACTGCCATTCCATGTTCCTCGCACATAGAAATAAATTCATACATATGCTCAAGCCTTAGTCGCACTGCTGTAGATAGAGCTAAGTTTCTAATGTCCACAGACCTATCTTCAAGAAGACCGCTACCTGGGTTTCTTATAAAGTGTCTAATTTCTCGGTTTGCAGGGCCATTAGATTTAACCACAGCACCATCAAAGACAGAATTACGAGTATATGTAACGCCAAGGTCTTTACACCGCTGACGCCCCATTTTCTCGTCTACTTGCCAAACGCTAAATGCAGAGCGCACACCATCCACAATCGCTGATGTACCTCTAATTAGGTTACGAGCCTGTTCAGGCGTTGTAATCACGTCGTTGTCTCTAATCTTAGCCATGTGGTGGTTTACCATGACAGTCGCACCAGTTTCTGTAGCTAACTGTGCAAGCATACCCATAAATGCAGCTCCTGCCGCTGGGTCAGCATTGATGTCTGCATGAACAAAAGATGCCATCGGATCTGCAACAAACAGAGCCAGGTTATCTATCTCAAGTATTTGCTCATACAACCTCTCAAATTCTGGAGCCATGATGTATGTATTATCTACCTTCTGCATCATTGGAAACACACCGCCTAGGTTTGGCAATGGTAGTACACGCAAATCATGTTGGTAATCACTTCGAGCGTTTAACGGATCAAGTCTTTCAATACGTCGATGCAACTCATCTTTATCATCCTCTGCTGACATCAACACAACATTACCATGATTGGCTACAAAACCACCAAAAGAACTCTGCATTGATTCTCCAGATGCAACCTTCATTGCGAGATCTAACGTCATCATACCCTTACCGCTATCACCAGCCGCTGCAAACACGACTGGCACACCAAGAGGTATTGTATCTGCAATTAAAAACTTTTGTTCTGGTGCAGCGCCCACAAACATATTGGAGACAAGTAAGCTCTCATCACGCAAAGATATGTTTTGTTTTGTCTTGTGTTGCGGTGCGTTTAGAAAGTTATTTACATCAAAACCCTCTGAAATTGCATCAGAGGCATCCCACTTGTCTGGTTTGCCCCTTGGAGGCGTTAGCATGGTCACAGAGGTAGCTCCAGCCTTTGTCGCTAGGTCTTGCACTAACTTTGCTACTTTGACCCCTGCGCTATCGTTATCAGGCCATAGAATGACTTGCTTGCCCTGTAACGGAGAGAAATCATAGCTAGGTGCAGATCTAACAGAAAGCATACCAGCGCCCCCTAAATGACAGGTGGCTGTATGACCCAAGGAGTTTAGATCGTCTGCACATTTCTCACCTTCAACCCATATGATACGCTCGGCTTCTAAGATGCCTGGTATATTGTACAAAGGTCTTGTGTCTGGCATTTTAGGAAACGTACTGTTGCCAGAGAATTGACGAAACTCTTTCTTAGCCTTGCCATCATTACCTCGAAGAACCTCTCCATCTTCGCTCCTAGATATGTAACGCCGTACAAGGCATATGATCTCACCCTCACTAGATGTATAAACGTGTTCACCATCATGTGGTGTGTTTATATCAATCTGCATCTTTTGAGGTTTTGGGCTTTCCTGGTTAAGATTAAGATTGACAGGGTTCTCTGGTGGAGGTGGACGAAACTCTGGCCCTAAGTAATCAGCAAAGTATTCAGACACGTCTTGCAGCGTCATACCTCGACCTTCCATCATAATCTTTGTAATACCGCCAACGCCTTCATGGGTACTGAAATCCATACCTTGCATGAAATCAGATCTATTTGCATCAACAGATATCTTTAATGACTTTCCCTTTTCTCCATCTAAAGAACCAATTTCAAACTGTGTTCCTCTCATTATCCCATTGGGATATGTATCAATTAACGCTTGTAATTGTACTGATTTTGGAACTTTTTCACTAATATCGTCTGCTAGATTTTTTGATTTTGTATTACCAATTCTAAGTACGCCCATTTTTCCACCCAATTTATATTTTTATTTTTATTGCTCCCAACACGCATTCTGAAAATCACAGAACCTACACAAATAAAAATCCTTACTCTGTGCGATGCGTGGTAGAATGTCACCTGATTTAATTGCAGTCAAGATATTTACCGCTTTGTCGCTCGCTGACTGAGCAAGGTCTTTATCAAAAGGAACTAATTCATAATAGATTTCACTTGTGTTTTTATTAACAACCGTAAACAAACATGGGTTGTCTGATAGTTCCATATACGCCTGGTACAAAGCTATTTGAGTTGCATAAACTTTATTAGCTTTTGCCACACCAAGCTTAACAAATTCTTTAAACTTTCTATCATTTGCAGATTTGTTTTCCCACAACAAAGGATAGTTCATAGTGACAGGTCCATCACAGATAACGCCATCTATATGGCCTTTAATCTGATCATCAGCTATTGAAAAACCAAACTGCTTACCATTGGTATCTTCCGTTCTTAAATCAAACTTTGCATCTCTTAACCACTTTGCAGCGTAATCCTCAATTTCATGTCCAAACTGAAATATACGCAATGTTCTAGCACTAAATTCTTTATCCTTGTCTGATGGATACCCCATAAACCTGTATTGAATTTTTCTTGAACACTCCTCTCCAATAGAAGACGCACCTATGTACTTCCTCTTTGGCTTTTTATTATTAACCTCAACGATTGCTTCATCAACTGCAAACTCAATGTGGTCAGTAATATTCTTAAAAGGGGATACTGGTTGTTGCGCTGACGCCAGTTGACTCATAGTAATCGTCTTCGAGTTTTCCAATTTTTACCTCCGCTTCTATTCTTCGTGCATTTTGCAAACCAAAAATTAAGGTTTGAGCATCTTTATCTGTTAAATCACATAGTCTTTTTTCCCACCCAATGCCTTTGCAAATAAGTGACAACTCCTCCATAGGTTTTCTTAAATCTGTATCCATATCTCTCCCTCAATGTATTCTTTTATCGTCTTCGTAATGGCTATATAAATCCATAACCATTTTTATTTTTTTCTTATCAATATTGTGGTTCTCAAAAAACAAATTCATTATCTTATCTGGATTTACTTTTATGTAAGCTATCCCAAACAAAACTATTTTTTTTAAATCTATTAAACGATCAGTATGTTCATCAACAATTTTTGTTGCTGTGTCATGTACTTTTTTATCGTCATTTGGATTATCTGCCCAGCATATCATGTCATATTCTTCTGTGTTAATCTCACCAGAATCGCTCTCTAGTGCTAACAGTATTGACATTTCAAATCTTGGCATCACTCTTTCCCTGTTGACATTTCTCCGCCCAAACTAGCGTAACCTATTTTGTCTACCCAAGAGTCTTCATGGTTTATAGTTTCAACTAATCTACACGTCTTTGTCCAGTCCATCATCAACGCAATATGCCCTGGTGTCAAATGACCATGCGTTTTTATGGCTCCATCAACGATAACATTCCAACCAATTGCTATACGCTCATGGTTAATTTTTGCATCACCATATACCTCAGCTCGATCACCATTAATCAATTCTTTTGCTGAATCAATTAAATCATTTCTCTCCATAACCAATCTCCCTCACCATTTTATCAATATCATTTTTGTTCCAAAGATAACTCAACCAACAAGCCGCTTTGTATTTGTCCCAAGAAAAATCCATTGGGCTAACAGTAACACCATTTGACTTTAAATGTTGCACTTGCAAAGCAGACGGAGTTTGTGAAAGCCATCTTTTTGTTTTGTTAGCTGCACTACTATCTTCAATCTCTCGAAGAAAATCATCTGCTGCAGAAGTTGCTTGAACACGAGCGCCAATAGAAACAGCCCTTAATTTACCATGTTTAGATTTAACAATAGCTATGGAAGTATCATCTATTGTAGCAACTAAACCAAATCCTTGAAATCCTGTAGCCATCATACAAGATCCATTGCCAAAAATATCCAACCATCTAAACGGAGATAGTTGCATTAAATCGTATTCTGTTAATGAGAAGTCTGATAGTTCTGACTTTGCAACGCCCTCAAACCCATGACCACAATTAGGACATACTCTTGAGTTAGCTGGAATGATGAAATCACATTCTGGGCATTGTTTCTCAACTCCCATTCCTTCAACGCTCTCTGGAGCGCCGTCTAAGTTTACGTTCTCATCTAAAGCACCATGCGTTAAGATACTGGTGCCAAAATCTAAAACAATGCAATCTTTCTTAATTAATCCCGGATATATCTCTGGGTCAATGATACGCAATCCACGCCCAATCATCTGAACCATTGTAGATTTGTATGAGCATGGCCTAGTGAGAACAATGCACGAAACAGGTGGAGCGTCAAAACCTTCAGTTAAAACAGCTACGTTTATTACAACCTGAACATCACCAAACTCTAAACCTTGCAAAATATCTGCACGTTCATCAGAAGGCGTTTCTCCAGTTACGATTTCTGCATTAATATCATTTGCAACAAACTCATCAAGCAAAGCATTTGCGTGGCGAATAGTGGAGCAAAACACAACGGTTTTTCTATCTGAAGCCTTTTCTAACCACTCTTTGACCACACGCTCATTAATGATTGTACGGTTCATAATTGCTTCAACTTGCTCCATGTCAAAATCGTTAGCAAGCTTTCGAACTTCTCCCAATTCGCTCTGCACACCAACGTCAATAACGTAGGCAGTAGGCTTTACTAAAAAGCCCTCACGAATTAATGTAGTTAATTCAATCTGATGTGAGCA